CCTCGCGGAGGGCGTGGATAGAAATACAAACGGGGCATCGCCTGTACCGCTGGACGAAACGTCGCCCTCCTCGCGGAGGGCGTGGATAGAAATACAGCTATCATCAGATGCACGTGAGGGTGGTAAGGTCGCCCTCCTCGCGGAGGGCGTGGATAGAAATAAGCGGGTGCAGACCCTGACAGACGGTGTTGTGACCGTCGCCCTCCTCGCGGAGGGCGTGGATAGAAATTTTACATCCAACGGCGATGTATCGGACGGTCCTTTGTCGCCCTCCTCGCGGAGGGCGTGGATAGAAATACGAATGCCGGCATGGAAGAGCAGGCAGCCCGTGTCGCCCTCCTCGCGGAGGGCGTGGATAGAAATGATACCGGAAAAATAAATTGGCTTAGCGGAGATGTCGCCCTCCTCGCGGAGGGCGTGGATAGAAATAATTACACGATAAACGAAAAAGGACTGGAATTTAAGTCGCCCTCCTCGCGGAGGGCGTGGATAGAAATATCTGCTGTCTAAACACCAAGGACGAGGTGCACGACGTCGCCCTCCTCGCGGAGGGCGTGGATAGAAATTCTGCGGTACAGCGTCAAAAGCTGCGGGTGTGTATGTCGCCCTCCTCGCGGAGGGCGTGGATAGAAATAAGTCTCATCGGTAGTACTTTGGGTGTGCATTATAGTCGCCCTCCTCGCGGAGGGCGTGGATAGAAATCCCTTGCCCCCGCCCCGCTCCTGTTGGCGCTGCTGGTCGCCCTCCTCGCGGAGGGCGTGGATAGAAATGTGGTATACTCGGTGTGCAAAGAAATTGCCCCCGTCGCCCTCCTCGCGGAGGGCGTGGATAGAAATGTCTATTACCTTGTCTGTGCCGTCTCCGATTTCGGGTCGCCCTCCTCGCGGAGGGCGTGGATAGAAATCGTCCAGCATCTCAGTACCTCCACTGCGCCCCACCGTCGCCCTCCTCGCGGAGGGCGTGGATAGAAATGAGCCTGCCGGGTGGTTCGACAAGGACGATTTTCAGTCGCCCTCCTCGCGGAGGGCGTGGATATACACTGTCATTGTCTTGATCCGAGATCTGCTGTCCGCAACTCCCGCAGTTTACCGATGATCTGATTCAAAAGTTCAACACGCTGTGTCCGTTCATCTGAGTACCGATTGATCTTTTCCAGTCTCATCATATCTTGCCGAACATCTTCTGCGACATAGTACATTGCCAGCGCAGAATGTTTTCCAAACTCTTGAAGAGCGTCTGTGTTGGCAGCCTGAACACAAGCCCCCGCCGCGCGAATGTACCCTTCATAGATCTCACGATCGTGCTGCTGTTTTTCTATCTTGTCCTGATGTTCGTATTCCAGTTGTCTCATTTTTTCTGCGTGTTTGTTGTTCAGATATGTCGTTGCTACCGGAGATACAACGGCTCCAATAATAGCCACGATCGCTGCAATTTCAGAAAATTCCATTTTCATCGCCTTCCTTCTGCCACAGTATACCGCAGAAGCAACCCCACATCAAGGCGGTCATGCCACCGCATACAAAATAAGCTCATTCCGAATTTTCCATTGTATTTTACAGCGTCCGGCGCTATACTCATTGCACAAGATACTTCCTGTGCATCCGCAAGGGTACACCGCACTGCCTTCGGGAGCAGTGTGGGAGTATCTTTTTTTATAATAAAAACGGAGAGACATAATCATGACGGAAACGATTCCTTGCCCAGTATGCGGCAAGACCCATGTTGCAGAATATGACATCTGTGATGTCTGTGGTTGGGAAAATGCCCCTGTGCAGCTTTTCGAGCCCAACCTTCCCGGCGGTGCAAACGAAATGAGTTTGCAACAAGCCAAAATGTGATATCACCTTATCAAAAACCGAACTACTATGTGCACAGGCGATATGATTAAAGTAAGATTTATCGAAAAAGACGATCCTATTGCATTGCGCAATGGAAAGATTTATGTTGCCCGCGTATTGAAACCAACAAAAAAGGGAAAACGCTGGTACGGAATCGAACAGAGTGAAATCAAATGAAAGAATACACGCCTTCTGGTAAAACACCGGAAGAACTTGCAGCTGAAATCAAAAAGCTGGAAGAAGAAAGCGAAAATATGACCGAATGGCCAGATGTAGATAACTACGTTGACGATTGAACCACGATGCACGCGCACCGTGGTTTTTGTTTGCCCATTTTTAGCACGATGTAGAAATGCACTGTGCTATTATTGTGCCACTTCTTGCGCCACTAAATAAAGCAATTTCCAGATAAACAGGGGTAATTAAGGCACAAGCGCCCACTTTCCCATCCCCTGCCGCACAAACAAAAACCCCCGAAAACCGGCTTCACAAGCCAACTTTCGGGGGTTTCTCTTTGGAGCTACTGACCTGATTCGAACAGGCGACCTGCTCATTACGAGCTAAAAAAGTCCATTTTTTCGCAAATTTTCGTTTCATTCTATTTTTTGCTTTTCGTTGTTGATTCGCCTGTTTTTTAATTTCATCTCATTTCGGTGCTTTACGTCATTTGTTACATTTTTACATGGATGTTGCGGTTTTTGTTGCGGTCATTTTAAGCAAGGCGGGCGCTGTATTTTTATGCTTTCTTCTGCGCCGGTTCCCGCAGGGCATCCCGCACGGTCTGGCCGACCCGGCGAATGCTTTCCTCGTTGGCGTGGGCGTACATCCGCAGCGTGGTGCTGCTGTCGGAGTGCCCGAGGCGGGCAGCCACGCTGACCACATCCGCACCGTTTGTGATGGCAATGCTGGCCGAGGTATGGCGCAGCTTGTGCGGGTGGAAGTGCTCGATGCCGAACCGCTTGCCGAACCGCTGGAAGTAGCGCGTGGGCGTGTCCGGATGCATAGGCTCCGCGCTGTCATCCTGCGTGAACACCCACCGCACCGTGACCGGCTGGGTGCGGCGCAGCGCCCGCAAGAGCTCTGCCACGTCCGGCGAGATATCCACCACGCGCACCTTGCCGTTCTTAGGCATGGTCTCGTACACGCCGCGCTCTGCCGTGTACTGCAAGTTCCGCTCGATGGTGATCGTGCCGGCATCCAGATCCACGGCACGCCATTGCAGGCCGCAGGCCTCGCCGCGGCGGCAGCCGGTGTCGATCAGCAGCAGAACGAACGCCTGCCACTTGAGCGGCTCTTCCTTCAGGCAGCGCAGGATGTACCGCATTTCCTCTGCGGTAAAGGCCTTGTGCTCCGCAGAGAGCGCGGCATCCTTCGACTGCTTCGGGCGTGGCACCTTGTCCATGGGGTTAACGTCCAGCGTGTCGTCCATCACTGCCGCCTTGAACATCCCGTGCAGCACCGCGTACACCTTCACCCTGCTGGCAAAGGCAAAGCGCTCCGGCAGCCCGGCCAGAAGCGCCTTGAGCATGGCCGCTGTGATATCCTGCATCGGCACATCGCCCAGCACCGGGAAAACGTGCTGCTCCAGCAGCTGCGTGTAGCTGGCACGGGTCTTTTCGGACACGGTAGCCGCCTTTTCCGGCAGATAGACCGCCCCGGCATACTGGCGCAGGGTCTTGACCTTGGCGGCTTCTACGGCCTGCGCAGCGGCCTGCTGGATGGTCTCCTCGCGGGTCAGCACTTCCCTGTCTTCCAGTTGGCTTTCCAGCTCTGCGGCAAAGCGCTGCAACTCCCGCTGCACAGTCCGTCTGCTCCATGTCGGCTCAGGCCGGAAGGTGCGCCACACCCGCCGCCCACGTCCGTTGCTGGCCTGCACCTGATAGACCACATTGCCGTTTTTGTCCAGCTTTTTCTTGATGCTCGCCATGCAGCACACCTTCCCTTCTCACGCCCACCGGCACGCCCGGCGGGCGTTTTCTTTTGCCCTTGTCTCAGTTCACCTTTTCAAAAACCATCGTAGCCTGAATGCGGTCGCCGCCCATCAGGCCTTTGCTGCCGCCGTTGGCCGTGGTGATGGTATGGAGCCGATAGCCTTTGGCGGCCTGCTGGTTGATGACATTCTCCAGCTCAGTCAGGTTGCCGGAGCCGGTGCCGATAAACTTTTCTTTCAGCGTCACCTGAAGGACGACGTACCGATATGCGTTGCCCGATGCTTCCGAGTAAGAAGATTCTTTTTGTAATGTGTCCATAAAGCCCATAATAATGTCCTCCTGTTTATATATCCCTGCAAAGCCCCACGGCCTTGCCTTCAATCGTTACGGTGTTTATTTCCTCCAGCTGCCGATTCACAAGCGCCATGCTTTGCATTGGCGCGCCGGGGGAGTTTTTTGTTTACCGATAACAAATCTTGACGGTAACAAAGGGTCCACTTTGATTTTTTATCATTTCAGCATCGGGAGTGATAGTTTTATATTCTCCGCCGGTGATAACCGCTGTAACACTTTTCAGACAATGCTGGCGCATGATTTCTTTAACGTGAAGGGCTTCATCTGCACCGATATAACCGATTTTTTCTCCATCAACTATTACCATTACGGCATTTTCATCGTGCGGATTATTCGGTTCTTCAACAAGCTCGGCTGTTTTCGTTGTGCGCTCAAAACGATAAATTTTCTGATTTACTTTTCCTGCTTTAATCAATGATTTACAGGTTTTTCCCCAATCAGGATTCGGGTTGGCCACTTTTGCGATGCTGGTTCTATGATAATACGCTCCCGGAATTTCAAAAGTTTCCTGCAAACGGGTTGCATCCTTTGACAGGATTGATTTTTGCGCTGTATTTCTTTCAGCACTTTCTTTTTTCTCTATAAATTCATCAAGTGCGGTCGCTGCTTGTTTTTCATTTTCGGGTAAAATACCCTTATGGAGCACAGATTCAGCAGCACCTGCTACCATGCCATACAAAAAGCAGATGCCCAAATAGCTTAGAGCACCCATCAAAGCACCCGAGGCGATGGCAAGGGAGATTTCCCGACCTTGTCCGAAATAGTAATATGCTGCAGAACCAACTCCGCAAATGCCGGCTGCAATAAACATCCAACTTTTTTTATTTTGCATAACTGCACTTCCTCCTGCTTATATATCCCTGCAAAGCCCCACGGCCTTGCCTTCAATCGTCACTGTGTTCATCTCCTCTTTGGTGAGGATGATGCTGGTATAAGCCGGGTTTTCTGCCCGCAGTTCGATAAAGTTCTCATGCAAGTACACCCGCTTCAAAGTGGCCTCGCCATCGATCCGCACGGCGGCAACCTCGCCGTTTTCAACCGTTGGCTGGCTGCGGATGGCCACCAGATCGCCGTCATGAATCTTCGGCTCCATGCTGCTGCCCTCACAGGTCAGGGTAAACGTTGCCCGCCACTTGGCAGGCACGCAGACCATGCGCTCAATGTTTTCCTCTGCTGTGACGGGCGTACCGCAGGCGATCCTACCAACCAGCGGCACCTCCACCATGGCGGGCATTGGCTGAAATCCCGGCGGGATCTCGCCACTGTTGGGGGCGCTGCTCTTGCACAGGAGATAGTCAATTGACACCCCATAAAATTCCGCCAACGCAATGAGCGTTTCCGAGTTTGGCTCTCTTGTGCCCTTCTCATAGTTCACATACGTTGTGTACGGCATATTTAGTCCGCGTGCAGCCTCTCTCATATTGAGCCCTTTTTCTTGACGGAGCTGAGATAGGCGATTCATTTGCACCAACTCCTTTCTAGTTATTATAATACACATTTTGAGTAATGAAACAATGCATTTTACTCAATTTGGGCAGTTTAGACAAAAATCGGCTGTTCAAATTGGGTAATTTTTTTCTTTACAAATATTCATTTCGGGTATATTATAATTGTAGTTACTCGTTTTGAGTAATTCACAACTGAAAGGAGAGGTTAAGGTGCCCTACCCCAATATCAATGCCGAGCGCAGCCGTGCTGGAATGACCGTGGAAGATCTTGCACGGCACCTTGGCGTAACGCGAAAGACCGTATACAACTGGATGGCTCATGGCAGCATCCCGCAGTCCAAACTTGTGAAAATGTCGGAGCTGTTCAACTGCTCCATTGACTATCTGCTGGAAAGGGAGCCGGATCATGAAAGCATACGGAGGTGATACGGATGATAGCAACACGTCGCAAGATTTATACGGACAAGATTCTGGACAATCTGCTGGACGCACAAAAAAATATGGCATCTGCCGAAAAGGTAGATGCCAAGGGGCTGGTTTATCTGAGCCGCTTTATTTTACGTCTGCTGAAGCAGCTGGATGACGAAGTTATAGAGCTGTGTGCGGAAGCAGAGGAAAGCACAACCGACTGGTGCGGGAATGAAGTGGGTGAATAAAATCCGAGACTTTTTTAGAAACCTTGGCGAGTTTTGGGCTGACAACTGGAAAACTATCCTGTTATCAGCGGCCACAACCATTGTAATGCGTCTACTGTTACATTCGTAAGGAGGTCAACCACCATGGACAACACCAAAAAGCCCGGCGAACCACTGAAACCGGAACGCTGGGCAATTATTCGCTATATGCGTACTCATCGACCACCGTGGTGGTTGTATTGGACACCAGCCCTTATGTCGAGCATCATCCTCGTAATTGAAACCATAAAGATATTGCTGAAATAATTAGCGCTGCAAACGCCATTAGATTTGACACGATAATACCCGTCCATTCCCTGAAATTTTCTTGTTGATAGCGGGAATCTTCTTTTTCTTCCAATAACTTCTCTGCATTTTTCTTTTTATCAATGTAGTTAGCGTATAGCATCCCATCTTCTGTAACAACAAACTCATCATCCGTTTTAGAAAGTGCATAGTGCACAAGAAAACCCAGCTTTAACAGGTGCCCTGCGTTGACTGGATGCAAATGAAGAATAGCTCCATATCGTGCCATTTCTAAATATCTGGCGTCATCATCGGACAGAACGATTTTATCAAAATCAGTCATATTCTCACCTTCCTTCTGCCCCAGTATACCGCAGAAGGGAGACCACAACAAGGAGGTACACACTATGAACCGCTACATGATCTATATGCCTGCTGGCACGCAGGGGCGGCTGATCCCCTGCCATCTTGACGGCAGCCTGACGCTGGGCGAGATGGAGACGCTGGTTGACGGCCATATCGAGGTGCTGGACAGCAGCCTCGAACCGGAGTGGGCGCGGGAGCCGGTGGACGGCATCCGGCTGGTCGTTGGCGAGGACGCCAAGCTGTTCGATGCCAAGCGCAACGATAAAGCCACTTGGCTGTATCTCCATCAGGACTGTGACAAGATCGTGGGTGACACTTTTCTCTGCGCAGAGGTGGACGGCGAGCTGATCGGCTTTACCAAGCCGGTGGCAAAGACCATCTGCGAGGAGTTTGACATTGACATGGAGGATGACGCATGGAAAGACTGACAGCCCCGCGGTGCAACGGCATCAAGAACGGCTATTGGAGCACCGCCAAAAAGGACGATCTGGTGCAGCGCCTCGGACAGTACGAGGACACCGGCCTTACCCCGGAGGATATCCGGGAGCTGCGCCGCGAGGACAACCGATATCAGACATTCAACCCGGACTAAGGAGGTAATATTATGGCACGCAAAGCAAAAGTCGTCCCGGAGACCCCGTTCATGAACGTTAAGGATGCCGCCCGCGTCACGGGCCTGTCGGAGTGCTACCTGCGCAAGCAGCTGAAGGAGGGCAACATCCCCCACATCATGTCCGGCCGCTGCATCAGGATCAACGTCCCTGCCCTGCTGCGGCAGATGGACGCCGTAAAGTGAAAGGAGATCGCCATGAAAAAACTGAACGAGAGCTATATTCGTGTATCGTATGGTGAGGATGGAAACCCGCAGATTGAAACCAACTGCGTGGGGCTTGAGGCATCGAAACTGTGCGTTGCCCTGCTGGCCGCGCTAGCTGCCAGATCGGATGACCCGGCGGGCTATCTCATTTCAATCGTAACCAACGCCGCCGATCTGCTGGATCGCGTGGAAACCGAGGAGGACAATGAAACGGTATCTTAAAATTTTCGGCGTGGCATTTCTGGCTGGCGTGGGTGCAGCCCGGGTGCTGATCTGGCTGAACATGGGCATTGTGCACCTGCTGGTCATGCAGGGCGGCTGGGAGGCAGCTGCAGCGGTCAAGGCTGCGCCGTGGGTGCTTGCTGCGGTGGGCAGCGGTCTGATCTTCAGTATTGCCGTGATGCCTGCCGACAGCAAGCACTACGAGCACACCGCCCAGAAGCAGCAGCAGACCACCGTCAAGACCTCCAACGAGAGAAAGGCAGAGTAACATGGACGACCTAAAAGAGCTGCGCGCTTTGCGGGATCGGCTGCTGCAGTCCATTGGATGGTACACCGGCAAAGCTGAAAACGGGAGCACCGAGGTGAAAACCGATGATGTGATCTGCCGCCTGCGCTGGGTACTGAACGGTGAAGAGCCACGGCAGGGCGCATGAGAGACAACGACCTGATGTCGTGGTACACGGTCTACAACGCCAAAACGGACGAGATCGTGGCCCGCGGTACTGCTGACATGATCGTCCGGCAGATGGGATATGTCAACAAAAACAGCCTTTACTCCGCAGTTACTCACTCAAAAACAAGAAAAGGGCCACTCCCCCGGTACTTCTACCATGTGCAGAGGGTACGGCGGGAGTGGCTGGAAAAGGAAGGTATTTTATGAAAATCACCATTGAAACCATCGGCGATAATCTCTCTGTCAATATTAAATCACCAGAAGGGACTTCCCGTGCCGATATCGCGTCCGTCATGAGCCTTGCACTGGCAAGTACTGTGGCCTCGGTGATCCCGGCGGATGCACCATCTGCCGCACGCGTGAAAGCTGCGTCCTCCCTTGCCGATATGATCGCAACGGCAGTGAAGCAGAATTTTTTGGAAGTCGTTACCGGCAAGACTGGAAAGACTTCCGTCTTTACCGACAAGGAGGCGGCTTTCCTCTCCAAGCTGATGGGCTTATGACCGAGCAAAAAGAAAGAGCCTGCCCATGCGGCCACACGGACAAGCTCCAAGAGAACATGAACAATTTTCTCCCACCAGAGTATAGCACAGATCTGGATCAGCTGCAATATGCCGGCATCCTATACTACGCCGTGGATGGTCATGGGCACAAGTTTCAGGCCTCCACAGTGCTGCGCCTGAATGACCCGCAGCTGGGCGAGCTGATCCATTGGCTGCACTACCACCTTAAGGGCAGCAACCCGCCGCCTGCCCTGTACCATCTGGAGATGCTGCTGAACAATCTGGAATATCTGCGCGGCGGCAGACACTACCTGTATAACTCCATCTATCAGATCACACGTCTGGAGGCGCACCCATGAAAAAAGTAACTGTTGTTTATGATTCTTTTGCCTGTGTCGCCGATATTGAACCGGCAGAGCACAGCCTGAGCCTCATTCTGGAAGATGCAGCAGCCGATCAGCTGAAAGACGTACCGCTGCCGACCAACAGCGAGAGCGGACTGGAGGCAAACCGGTTATGTTATGCCATCAGATGGCTTGAGAGGCTGGCAGGCCGGTGGTTTGTGTACCCGTGCCCGATCAAGGCTATTTCCATTGAGGAAGTGGACCCATGAAAACTCTGATCTATGTGATCCTCGGTCTGGATCTGCTCTATGTTGCTCTGATGTACTGCAACAGCAACCGCTGAGAGGTGAGCCAAATGAAAGATATCCGCATTACTTACACATACCACCTGAAAAGCCTTGACATGGACGAGGATCCGACAACGGGCAGCCTTGTCCTCCAAGTAGAGGATGCCATTGCCGCCGAGCTGCTTCTGGCCGACCTCTCGCAGTCGATAGCAGGCCGTCACATCGGCACAGCTTTCCACTGCGTCTGTGAGATGCTTTTGTGGTATTGCTCAATGCACTACCGGTATATTCAGGGCGATGACAAAATTTTGAGCATCAGCCCGGTATAACCAGCGCCCTCCACTGGTGGCAGGAGGTAAAACAAGAGCCACTGCCACCCCCTTTGAGATGCAAAAACCGACTGGATCAGTCGTATCTGATCGTGCCGCATGTTGAGCCTCTCTCATTGTGACAAGATGTGTGGTATTGGGGCCACACGGGACTCCGGCGGGCCTTGATAGGCCGGTGCGTGCAGAAGCAGCACAACAGAAAAAAATCCGCAACAACCTATTGCGTCAAAAGGTGGGTGACTTTGTATCCGTAAGACTCGCACCCGGTAATAAACAGTTAAAAAGTAGTGTCGGTGACTGCTGGAACATAGGCAGCCTTCCGATGGCGGCAGGAAGTAAAACAAAAGCCGCTGCCAGTGTACCAAAGCACAGAAAGGAGATGATCCCATGGGAAGAATGGTCACCGTTGAGGAGTGGGCAGAGATCCACGGGAAAACGCCCGCCGCAGTACGGCGCACGATCCGTAAAGGCGTATGGAAAAAGGCGCAGAACGTCCTTGTTGACGGCAAGCTTACATGGTTACTAGACGAGGATTGGCTGTGGCCTAAGACCATTAACCCAACCAAGCAGGCAAGCCTGCTGTGCGAGATCCGCAAGCTGATGCCGCCTGTGGTATATGCTACCTCGGCAGACGGCGTGGTGGTCTGCATGGTGCCCTGCACCGGATACACCCGCACCGCCGTCAATGTCACCGCAGAAGAAATGAATGAGCTGTGGAGCGTCAAGCCGCAGCAGCGTGCAGCCGCGCAGGGTGCCCTGCAGTATGGCTGGCAGCACCCGCTGGCTGATCCGAGATCCTACAACGAGAAAGGAGAGCGTTTGCAGAATGTCTACAACCGCAAAAAGTAATGCAAAAAGCACCACCCGCAGAAAGCCCGCCCAGAGCGCACAGGAGCGCCCGGCGGCGCAGGTGGTACAGTTTCCCCTGTTTGCCCCCAAACCCCGCCAGACAGTCCCGCAGGAGGTGCAAGTGGTTATTTGCGAGTGCAGCGCAGATGCCGTGCGCGTCCGGCTGCTGCCTGACCCTGCTGCCGTCTGGTGCATGATGGATGAAACGTTTGGCACGCTGGGCTGGACGCGGCGCTACTACTTCGCAGATGGCCGCCTCTGGTGCGGCGTGGGCGTGTATCACCCGCTGATGAACAACTTCGCCATCAAGGACGCAGCTGCCCCGGCGGGCAAGCTGCAGATCTCTAACCCCGACAAGTGGAAGGAAAACGGCAGCTTTCTGGCCGCTTGCGCGCTCTGGGGTGCCGGTGCTGACGTGATGGCACTTCCCTCCCTGACCTTTGCCGCCGATCAGGTCAGCATTGACCCGGTGCACAAGCGGGCAAAGAACCCCAACGACCCGCCCACGGTGGTGGGCTACCGTCTGCACCACGCTCTGACCGTGGACAAGCTGCTGCGGGCTGAGGATGGGCACATCATCGGTGTGCAGCTGCTGCAGGGAGAGCGTAAAGTGGTATGGCAAGCAGAGTGATCGGCCGCCTGCCGGTAGTGTATTACCCGCAGACCGGCAAGCTGGAAGTGGAAAACGCAGGGGAATTTGTGGAGAAACAGATCTACCAGCGTCTGGATGAACTGGCACACGGTCAGCCCCTGCACATCACCCTGACGGTGGAGCCGGTGAACAAAGCCCGCAGCACGGCACAGAACAGCCTTATGTGGGCGCTGCTCACCATCATGGCAGACCATTACAACGGCGGACGCACCGGCGGTGTGACCCCGGAGGACTGCTATCTGGAGATGCTGGAGAAGTACGGTGCCAAGGTGGATTATCTGGAAGTCCCGGCGGGCGCTCTGGATATCCTGCGCGGCTGCTATCGGCTTGTCCATCTGGTGGAGATACTGGATAACAACCGCTGCACTGTCAAGTGCACACAGGGCAGCTCCACCTTTACCACCGGCGAAATGAAAAATCTGATAGACGGGATCTTTGACCGCCTCGCTGAGATGGGCGTGAGTGATCCCTTAGTGACTGCCTACTGGCAGGAGTGGAGTGAACCATGAAACGCAAACGCTTTGAAAAGCTGATGATCTCGCAGCATAAATCACAGGCTCGTGATATCCGGCAGTCTATCCGTGCCATCATCGAACTGCGCCACTACTCTGAGGGGCGCAAGGGCATCCTGATGGTCTACAACGAAAAAGCCGAGTGTTTCACGGAGGCAAGGCTGTACCCTTACGGCGAAATGTATGCCCGGATCCAGAGAGGTCAGGGCGCTATTGGAAAGGAGTCTTGACAGATGACCAAGAAAATGACCCGCAAGCGCTTTTGCAAGCTGCTGATGGCCCACGGCTTTGGCCGTAACATGGCGCAAGCCCTGAGCGGTGTGCTCATTGCAATCCGGCGCATTGGGGAAGGCGGGGATCTGATCCTCAAATGTTATGACGGGCACGAGTACCACATGGAGGATGTGCACTCTTACCGCACGGCATACGAAACCTTTGAAAAGGACGGGGTGCCCCTTGTCTAAAAGCATCATTCAGACAGAAAAGGAGTGCTACATCTGCCGCCGCTGGTATGCGGTAAAGACCACGCGCGGGCTGGAGGAGCATCACGTCCTCAATGGGCCGCTGCGCAGCTTCTCGGAGAGACACGGTCTCAAGGTCTGGCTGTGCCACCAGCACCACACTGAGCCGGGCATGAGCCCGCACTATAACGCCACCTGCGCCCAGACCCTGAAAGCCGTTGCGCAGGCGAAATATGAGGAGAAGAACGGCCCCGGCGCACACGCTGCATGGATGGCCGCCGTTGGAAAGGACTATATCAATGCTTAATGTTATCGCAATTATGGGCCGCCTTGTGGCGGATCCTGAACTCCGCACCACCCCGGCGGGCGTGAACGTCTGCAAGTTCCGCATTGCCTGTGACCGAAACTTTGCAAAGCCCGGCGAGCAGCGTCAGGCCGATTTCATTGATGTTATTGCGTGGCGGCAGCAGGCTGAGTTTGTGTGCCGCTACTTTCAGAAGGGCAGTCTGGTTGCCATCAATGGCCGTCTCCAGACCAACAATTATCAGGATAAGACCGGCGCAAACCGCACATCTGTTGCAGTGGTGGCCGACAATATCAACTTTGCGGGCTCCAAGGGCACCAGCAAGCCGGTGGACGAGGGCGGCGAGGCTGCCCCGCGCTCTGAGACATGGCCGAAAGCAGACCCGCCTGCAAACTACGGCGGCGTGGATGACTTTTCCGTGATCGATGACAGCGATGACCTGCCGTTTTAATTTTCCGGAGGGTGGAACATCATGAAAAAAGGAAGTTACCTCACAATTCAGGATTGGATGGTTACAGACCTGCACCTGAAAGGCAATGAATTGCTGGCCTATGCCCTGATCTATGGCTTTTCTCAGGATGAGCAGTCTTGCTTTTATGGCTCTTATCAGTATGTCATGGAGTGGCTGGGCGTTGATAAGACTACAGCCGTGCGCGTGCTGCGCAATCTGGAAAACAAAGGGCTGCTGCGCAAATGGCAGGAGAAAGAAGGCAACGTAACCGTAAACCGGTATGCGACCAATACCGTCCCTGCCTGCCCAGCGTCATCTGACCAGTTGCAAAATGCAACCGGTTGTAAAATGCAACCGGTTGCGAAATGCCACTCTGACCAGTTGCAAAATGCAACCTCTACCGGTTGCAAAATGCAACCCAAGAAAGAAAAAGAGAAAGCTAATAATAATAAACCCCGCGCAGAGGCGCGCGAGGAGCCGAGCAGCCTGACCGTTGCCGAGGTCTTTGATGCGTTTTCCTACGGTGCCCCGGCGGGGCTGTATGACACCCTGATGGACTTTGACCAGCACCGGCAGGCGCTTGCCAAGAAGGACAAGAAAAAGCTGTGGAGTCCTCTGGTTGCAAAAAAGATCTGCAAGTCCATCAAGCGGCTTGTGGATGAGGCGGGCGTGAAGGATCGCGCCGGGTACGCCATCGCCATGTTGAACCAGAGTATCGAAAACGGATGGACGGGCGTGTTTGCGGTCAAGGATTTTGTGGACAAAGCCCCGGCGGTGGTACATAGAGCACCAGCAGCCCCGGATAAGCCCCGCAAGATCACCAAAGACACGACCCTTGCGGATCTGCTTGGGGGTGTAGGAGCGTGACAAACAACAAGATCTCCACTGTGCAGCAGCATCAGCTTGCCGTGATCGGCGCTGCGATCTTAGACCCGGCGGCGTGCAAGGATACCGTGCAGCGTCTGACCCCGGCCATGTTCGAGGAAGGGCCATACCGGCAGTTGTTCGCAGCCATCAAGCTGCAGCTGGATACCGGGCACAACGTGGACGCCGTGATACTGGAGCGGATGCTGGGCACTGACTTCCGGCCTCTGATCGTGCTGGCAGCAGAGACCGTGCCCACCATCAGCCATGTGCAGGACTATGAGGCGCTGGTGATGGAGGACTACCGCAAGCGTCTGCTGCTGGAGCTTGCCGCCAAGATCTCCATGAACCCTGCGGATTCTGACACCATCTGCCGGGATCTGAGCGAGGCGCTGAAAGAGCAGGATCACCTGCGGCGGGAATCGGTGGACGCGAATGTCAAGGAGTTTGCCGAGGTCTGGGACGAGACGCTCCAATGGCTGCAGCAGCCGGACACCAGCGTCAGGATGGCATGGCGTGAACTGGATGAGCTGGGTCTGTTCGGCGAGAAGATGGTCACCGTCATTGCTGGCCGTCCCGGACACGGCAAGACAGATCTGGCTCTCGCTCTGGCTCTGCGCCTGAGCAACAGCTGTCAGGTGTATTACCTGACCATGGAGGAGGACAGGCGCAAGCTGATGCTGCGCACCATGTCCAAACTGACCCGCATAAACTCCACCCGGCTGCGTGACCGCAAGCTGACCGAGGAGGAGCGGGAGAGTCTGAACAACGCTTTTGCCCTCATCAAGGGACACACCGGCATGATCTACGATGATGGCACCCGGATGACCGTGGACGATATCCGCGCCCGGGTCATGAAATACCGCCCGCGTGTGGTCTTTGTGGATCACATCGGTCTGATCTCCGACACCCAGCAGGGGCGCAAGGAGCAGGAGCGTCTTGCGGACGTTACCCGCAGCCTGAAAGAGCTTGCCATGGAGACCGGCACCACCATTGTGGAGCTGGTACAGCTGAACCGCGTAACGGATCGCAACGGCGGCACTAAAAAGGCATCACTGGGAGACCTTCGCGGATCCGGCACCATCGAGCAGGACGCGGATGCCGTTGTTTTCATCGAGAGCCAAGTGGACGGTGAGCGTCAGCTGCAGGGCCCGAATGATTACTTTGACGTTAACCTGCGCATCCCGAAAAACCGTGAGGGGGCAATCGGCAGAGTGTCCATGTGGTGGCAGCCGCAATATCATGAGTGGCAGCCTGCGCCTGATCCGTCCGAAAACTACAGCGAGGATTTTGCCCCGGCAGATCATGAGGATATCCCGGCGGGGTGGTAAACAGGAGGCAAACAAAAATGAAAATGGGAAAACTGATCCGTCAGGCACGCAAAAACGCTGGGCTGATACAGGCCGAACTTGCCGAAAGAGTAGGAATTTCAATCAACAGTGTGCGTCTGTATGAATCATGCCGCTTAACCCCAAAGGTTGAAACTCTGCGCAAGGTCGCAAATGCCTGTGGTATTCCGCTTAGCTATTTTATCCCGGATTTGGAGCCACCCCGCTGGCCGGAATGGATCAGAACGGAAGAGAGGAAGCCAACCGCAGAGGACGCAAACGAGGACGGCTGCGTTCTGAGCATCAACATAAACCGCGGCGACATGAACACGACAACTTGGCCGTGGAACGTGGTGGCGGCTTTCCCGGATTGCCTGCCGGTCTGGATGCCGTTGCCCAAAAAACCGGATCCGAAAAAGGAACATTTTCACCGCTGATAAAGGGAGGATGCAGTCCAATGACCTATGAAGAAAAAAAGGAATGGTTAAAACGTTACGGGGCAGCCCGGCAGCTGCTGACCTTTCGGCGGCAGCAACTGGAAACGGCCAAGACGGATGCCGGGCGCACAACTCAGAACATTTCACCTATACCCGGCGGCTCTGCTGACGGGCAGGCTTTGCCAAGAGCGGTTGAACGCATTCAAGAGACAGAAGAACGCGTAACCTCTCAGGCTGTTATCTGCGATGAGATTTATGAGGAAATCATGGCGGCATTGGATACGCTGAACAATCTGTGTGATCGTGATATCCTGTTTCGCAAATATATTAGATTTCAGAGTTGGAGCGAAATCATGCAGGGTACAAACCTGTCAAAGAGTGCTGTGTTAGCACATCACCGGCAGGCAATCAAAAGTCTGAAATTAGAAAGTCAGGACAAAATAGACCAATCTGGACTAATCTGGACAAAATTGGACTAATCAGAACTTGAATGCACCTTAACCAACTGATAATATTAAACTGCGAAAGCCGCAAGGAGCTGGACAACATCCAACACCCTGCGGCTTTTGTATTGCCCGGCTGACACAGGGGAACACCTTTTTTTCGACCAACAGCCTGAATGTACCAGCCGGGCAATTTATGTTTTGGTATCCGTGGCACTGTTGAGGACAACACCCCGGCGGGGTCACTGGGTATACATGGGAGTCATAGCAGCATCATCCCGGAGTGCGTGGCAGCGTATTGCCAAGCGGGTTCCTTTGTCACCGTCCTACCCAGTAAGCTGCCACTGCTGGCAGCTGCGCACTCCATCCTATGCCGTTGTAGCTCAAGCAGAGCGCCGCCCATTTAAGGCGGGTCACATTGAAGATACGCAAGAGTGGCCCTGTCCGGCCTGTCCCCGGACGGATTGAAACTCTTGTGGTGCTGGTTCGAATCCAGCTGACGGCTTATTTTATACCCCCGGGGCTTGCAAAACACCCCGGGGTCTTTTTATACCCTTCCCTCTCCCGCAATACCGCCCCCTGCAAATACCCCGGGGTGCGCACAGTACAGCGGACTGTGAGGGGCTGCACACTGTAGCCGCAACACTGCCAAAGGAGGCTTGCACCATGACGAACCCGCGCTATGCCAACGGCAACCTGCGGCGCAAGCATCGGGAGCGGCTGCGGGCAATGGGCTGCGAATGCGGCATCTGTCACGGGCGTTTCGGTCCTATTCATTATGACGAGCCTTCAGACGCGCAGCATCCGCTCTCTTTTGTGGTGGACGAGATCCGGCCTGTATCTAAATGGCGGCAGTTCGGGTATCCATCGGCGCGGGCAGCGGCTGAGGACTGGACGAACCTGCAAGCGGCGCACTATTTCTGCAATGCGCAAAAAGGCAACAAAACCGGGCAAAACAGCCCAAAAGCCGGCAAAAAAGGGGCAAAACCATGCCGTATTCCGCAGGTCAGTGACGGCGAGTGGTAGGGTGGGGAGGGTCCCCCTCCCGCCGCCCTCGGCGACTCCGCGCTGTCCAGCGCCAATTTACACACAGGAAGTTTTTTGAAAGGGGCATCCAGACATGGCGACCATGAAAAGCATCACCGCCAGCGGCAGCCGTCTGGGGCAGCTCAAGCGCCTTGCGCTGGTGCTTGCAAAGAACATCGACAGCTGCGAGGACGCCCGGCTTTTGCCCCAGCTGGCCAAGCAGTACCGGGACACCATCCGGGAGATTGAGGAAATGGAGGGAGCACCCAGCGATGACGACGAAGTCGGCGCAATCCTCGCGCAGCGGCAGCAGGATGGGAAGTCAGGAGCCGTCCGAACGTATCGCTCCGGCGTACCAGAGCACTGACGGCGGCGATGCCGTGCGCATTTTGCGGGCGGGCGGTACCATCCCGGACCCGTGGCAGAGTGACGTGCTGGAGGACTGGATGGGACGCACCCCTTCTGGTAAGTGGGCAGCGCCCACAGCGGGCGGCAGCGTACCCCGGCAGAACGGCAAGAGCCTGCTGGTGCAGGGACGCGCCGAGGCCGGGATGCTGCTGTTCAACGAAACGGTCATCTACACCGCCCACCTGCAAAAGACCGCCACCGAGACCTTTGAGGAGATGCGCGCCTTCTTTGAGGGTGCGCGGATGCGGCGGTATGTGGAGGAGATCCGCACCGCCCTCGGACGGGAGCAGATCATCCTGAAAAGCGGTGCCCGCATCAAGTTTCTGGCACGCACCCGCAACGGCGGACGCGGCCAGCACGGCGACCTTTTGATCTTTGACGAGGCACAGGAGCTGGACGAGACCGCGCAGGGCTCTTTCCTGCCCGCCATCTCTGCCAGCCTGAACCCGCAGACCATCTATGTGGGCACGCCACCGGGGCCGGATGCCGTGGGCACCGTGTTCCGGGCGCTGCGCCGCCGCGCGCTGGACGGCGAAGCCAAAAAAGCTGCATGGTTCGAGTTCTCGGTGGACAGGATCGGGGACGTGAAGGACCCGGCACGCTGGGCAGCCGCCAACCCTGCACTGGGACGGCGCATCCAGCTTTCCACCATTGAGGGCGAGGCCGAGCAGCTGGACCCGGACACCTTTGCCCGGGAACGTCTGGGCTGGTGGAGCCCGGAGGCCACCCAGCAGCTGGATCTTGCCATTGACCCCGCCGCGTGGGCGGCCTGTGCCAGCGAGGAGCAAAAGCCCGAGGGCAAGACCGCCTACGGCATCAAGTTTGCACCGGACGGCAGCGCGGTCTGTCTGTGCGGCGCGGTGCTGCCAAAGGACGGCCCTGCCCGCGTTTCCCTGATCGACCTGCGCCCCACCGGGCAGGGGCTTGCATGGCTGGCGGACTGGCTGAACCAGCGGTACGACAAAGCCAGCTGTGTGGTCATTGACGGACGCAACGGCGTGGACGTGCTGGCAGAGCGCATCAAAGAGGTGTGGCGGGCAAAGAACGCCGTGATCCGCCCCGGCACCAAGGACGTGATTGCCGCCGTGGGCGGCTTTACCAACAGCATCAGCGAGCACAGCCTGACATGGTATCAGCCGCAGACCGTGCTGGACGAGAGCGCCCGCACCGCCGTCAAGCGCCCCATCGGCGGCGGGTACGGCTTTGGCGGAGACAACAGTCTGCCGGTAGAAGCCTGTGCGCTGGCGCTGTGGGGCGTAAAGACCTGTAAACGCGACCCGACCCGCAAAATGCGCATCGGGTGAAAGGAGCACCATGACCACTACCCTTTCTTTTGGCACTGTGCCGGGCTTGACCGGGGAGGAGCAGCGGCAGCTGGCCGAGCTGACCGAAGCCTACAACTACCACCAGAGCCGCAACGCCACCAAAGATAAATATTACGAGGGGCACGTCACCTTGCAGGACGTGAACCTTGGCATTGCGCTGCCCAAAGGGCTGAACAAGCTGGAGGTCGGCTGCAACTGGGGACAGAAAGCGGTGGACGCGCTGGCATCCCGCAGTATGTTCGATGGCTTTGTGAGCAACGGCGGCGCACTGGATGGGCTGCAAAAACTGGTGGCGGACAACCGTCTGGTTGCCGCCTACGACAAAGCCTGCCGGGATCAGCTGAAATACGGCTGCGTGTTCGCCACCCTGTCCGCAGATGCGGACATCGGCTGCCGCATCCGCTTCCACTCCCCTGCCACGGCCTCCGCGCTCTGGAACGGCGAGAAGGGGCGCATCGACTGCGGGCTTGCCATCATCGACACGGTACAGGACGAGCACCAGAAAGACAGCTGGCGGCCTGCGCTGGTCAACTTCTACACCGACACCGACGTCATCGTGCTGCACTCTGACGGCAGCAGCTGGGCGGCGCAGCGGAATCCCCACCGGATGGGTCGTCCGCTGATGGAGCCGCTGATCTGGAACGCCACCAGCAACAAGCCCTTTGGCCGCAGCCGTCTGAAGCGTGCTATCCGCTCTCTTATCGATGACTATGTGCGCACCGTGGCTAACGCTACCATCGCGCTGGAGTTTGACACCACGCCCCAGAAGTACATCCTTGGCGTGACCGATGAGCAGTACGATGCCATTACATCCGATAAATTCAAGCAGTATGTCGGTGCGCTCATCGCCGCCACCTCCAACCCTGAGACCGGCGAAAACCCGGTCTTTGGGCAGCTGGCGCAGGGTAGCTTGCAGCCCCATGTGGAAAAGATGCGGATGACCGCCACCCAGTTTGCGGCAGCCACCGGCCTGACCGTGACCGACGTAGGCGTGGTGAACAACGCCAACCCCACCAGCAGTGATGCCATACTTGCCCAGAGCCAGACGCTTGTGCTGAGGGCGCAGCAGCTGAACACCGGCAACGGCGATGCCCTGCACACCATCGCCTGTATGGCGCAGGCCATTGCCCGGGACGTATCTCTGACCGAGCTGACCGAGGACGAGCGCGGCGTGATGGCGCACTTCAAAAATCCTGCCATGCCCAGCGTGGCGGTGACTGCGGACGCTGCCATCAAGATTGCAACTGCCCGGAAGGAGTTTGCCAGCACCGACACCTTTCTGGAGATGATCGGCTTCGATCAGGCGGACATCCGGCGCATCCGGGCGCAGGAGCAGCGGGCGCGTGGTCAGGCGCTGCTGATGGAGATGGACGATGCAGATAACGACACGGACGTGGAATAATTACATTGCCCGGCTCTCCCGGCTGAACGAGGCTGCCGGGCAGAAGATGCGGGAGTACATCCGGCTGCACGGCACGGACGATACCGAAGCGCTGATCTCCTACGCCTACGCGGTCATCACCCGGTACGGCGAAGGCAGCGCGGAGCTGGCCTGCCAGATGTACGATGCACTGGCTGAGGCAGAGGGCGTTCTGCTGCCCGCAGCAGAGCCTGCCGCCACTGCGAGCTATGGCGAGGTAGCCCGCATGGTGCACGCCACCAAGGACCAGAACCCCGAGAACCTGCCCAGCGGCGTGAGCCGTCTGGTCAAGCGGGCGGGCGCAGACACCACCCTGCACAACGCGGTGCGGGACGGCGCACAGTGGGCGTGGGTGCCCCATGGGGACACCTGCCCCTTCTGCATCACGCTGGCCTCCCGGGGCTGGCAGACCGCCAGCCAAAAGCTGCTGAAGAATGGGCACGCGGAGCACATCCATTCCAACTGCGACTGTGAGTTTGCGGTGCGGTTCCACTCCGGCACAAGCGTGGCAGGCTACGACCCGGAGAAATATCTCCGGCAGTACCGGGCAGCGGGCAGCGATGTGAATGCCATGCGCCGCATCGACTACGCCGCACGGAAGGATGCCATCAACGCCCAGAAGCGGGCGGCGTACCAGTTGCGACAGAAAAACCGTGGACAGAAAGTTTTCATCACGGATCAGGCGATTCAGAAAGTGCCGCTGGTTGCTCCAAATGGAGCAGATCACCAGACGGCTCTTTTTATTCAAGAAACTCACCGCGAACTGCTGAAATTTGCTCAGTCTCAAAACGACAGCAACGAAGTGGCTTGCCTGCTGGATCTGCCAGCAAATGAAAAACTTCCCTTCATTAAAGGCGACCAGACTTCAATTGACATTGAAAAAGATGCTGCATCCTATCATTGGCTTAGAAGCAAGCCTCCCAGAAGCGTTATGCTTTGCCATAATCACCCCGGGCAAAGTTACTTTTCACTGCAAGACGTTGCAGTCTTTTTGAAAAACGATTCCATCGGCACAATGTCAATCGTTACAAATCAGGGTAAAGTCTGGACGATTTCCAAAACAGCCCATTTTGATTACGATGCAGCTTTTGCAGAACTGCGCAAATATCGCGGTGCAGCGGAAAAGGAATGGGATGATGTTATTGACAACTTCTTGAAAAATGGCTATACTTACGGTATAGGAAGGAGTTGATGCCATATGTTAGACGGAGATAAGCTCTCTTGGGAAGAAGGCTGGGCTTATATTGAGAAAGCATATGAGGAAGGCAAGAAACTCCGCGAAGAACGACAAAATCAAACCGAAACGACACAAAAATAATGCAAACCGAACCACGATGCACGCGCACCGTGGTTTTCTTTTGCCCATTTTTAGGAGGCGCTCTATGGATAAACACTCTGGTTCCAACTCCGGCATCGGCTTTTGCGGCCTGCTGAGCATTCTCTTTATCGCGCTTAAATTGACTGGTTTTATTCGCTGGTCTTGGCTTTGGGTTCTGTCACCCCTCTGGATCAGTCTTGCCATCCGGCTTGTACTGGCTCTGATTATTGCCGCAATTGACAGTTGACACAAAACAGAAAGGAACACACTATGAAAAAGATTCTTCTCGCCATCGCGTTGGCCGCATCTATCCTGCTGTGCGGCTGTTCGGAGGCCGACAAGGCCAATGCCAACATCTCCAAGCAGGCCGATTACTTTGAGAGCGAGCGCAAGATCACTGTCTACAACGCCCGCACCGATAAGATCATCATGGAAGCCGAGGGCTACATGTCCATCTCTAACAACTCAAGCAACGAGCTGGTCTGCACGGTGAAAATTGGCCCGGACACCTACCGCAAAAATTATATCTACCTGAACGGCTACACCATGTATGTGGTGGAGGACATTACCGGCACCCATACCGATCCGTACCACTATAAACTCTATTTCCACACGGACATCCTGCCCCGCGTGGAAGCCAAACCGTAAAGAACACTGACTAAAACACTCTGTTTTAGCCCGTATCAAGCACGATGCAGTTTGCACCGTGCTTTTATTATGCCCATTTTGCCCGCATGAGGACGGAACGGGCACCATCGCAGCGGGCAGTGCGTACCCTGCCCACAACCGGACGCAGACGGAGAACTGCGTCACCAAACCGAGGTTTTACCCACAGAAAGGAGTTTCCACCATGAAACGCGAAGACGTAAAGAACAAGATCCCCGGCATTACCGAGGAGCAGCTGAACTGGCTCATGCAGGAGAACGGCAGCGATATCACCCGGGAGAAAAACGCGGCCGCAGCCCTGCAGACCCAGCTGAACAGCGCACAGGCGCAGCTCAAGACCGCACAGGACGGCCTGAAGGCCTTTGACGGTGTGGACGTTGCCGGGCTGCAGGCGCAGGTGACCAAGCTGAAGGCGGATATGCAGGCGCAGGCCGACGGCTTTGCCTTTGACAACGCTCTGAACACCGCCATCCTCGGCAAGAAGGGCCGCAGTGTAGATGCAGTGCGCGCTTTGCTGGATCTGGACGCCCTGAAGGGCTCCAAAGACCGCACCACCGACATCAACAAGGCGCTGGAGAATGCGGTCAAGGCGAACCCGTGGGCGTTCGGCGACACCCAGCCTGCCGGGTATCCCAATGTTAAAGATGGCGGTACTCCGAACCATATCCCCAGCCAGCCGGACGGCGTTCTGGCTGCCTTCAGCAAACTGAACCCGAATCTGAAAATCTGACCCGTGCAGCAGCACGGAGAAAGCGAGGTATTTTTATGGCACATGCAAATCAGGAGCGTTGGGCATCCTATGTGGACGTAAAGCTGCGTAACACGCTGGTGACCCGCGACAATCTCATCTTCAACAGCCGCTACGAGGGCGACCCCACTTCCGGCAAGGTCAAGATTCCGGTACGCGACACCGAGGTGGCCGTCAAGGAGTACGACAAGGCCAACGGCGTTGCTGCCGATGTGGGCACCACCACCTATCTGGATCTGAACATCGACCACGACGAGGCAGTCAACGAGCTGATCGACGGCTACGATGCCGACAGCGTGCCCGATGACATCGTGGCAGAGCGTCTGGACAGTGCCGGTTACTCTCTGGCGCTGTCCATCGACAAGAAGTCCATCGACGCGCTGGAAAGCGCAGCCGGTGCTACCATCAGCGCCACCAAGACCGCCGCCACCGAGGCCAACGCCTACAAGCTGGCACTGGAGGCCAAGCGGGTGCTGGGCCGCAAGGGCGTGCCCAACGAGGGTCGCTTTCTCATCGCGTCCCCGGAGTATCTGGAAGTGCTGATGCTGGACGAGCACTTCATCAAGCAGGGCGACCTTTCTCAGGAGATGGTGCAGCAGGGCGTTGTTGGCCGCATTGCGGGCTTCAATGTGTTCGAAAGCAACAACATGGACTACGAGTCCACCACCCGCGTCAGCAGCAAAAAGACCACCACCGAGTTCATTGCCGGTCACCCCAACTGGTGCCACCGCGTCATGGAGTGGCAGACCGCTGTGCACCTGCAGGATCTGTCCGGCTCCGGCAAGTACATCGGCGCATCCGCTGTACAGGGCCGCAAGGTGTATGGTCTGAAGGTCTCCAAGCCCCAGACCCTGTACATCAAGCGCACCGAGACCGCCACCTGATGAGGTGCCGCCATGAGCTACGCAGAACTGCAGGAAGTGGAGGCGGGCTTCCGCGTCCTATCGGATGAGGAGCGCAGCCGCTGCACCGCCCTGCTGAGCGAGGCGGCGCTTATCATCGACGCCTACAACGCCGATGCCGATGCTGACCGCAAGCGGCTGGTATCCTGCCGGATGGTGCGCCGTCAGTTGGGCGAGGACGACAGCGGGGACGCTGTCACCTTCCCCATGGGCGCAACGCAGGGAACTGCCACGGCGCTGGGCTACAGCCAGAGCTGGACCATGAGCGGCGGCTCTACCGGCGAGCTGTACCTTTCCAAGCTGGAAAAAAAGCTGCTGGGCGTGGGCAGCAAGCTGGGCGCACACAGCCCGCTGGAGGACTTATGCTGAAGGGTATCGATATCGTTCTGTACGAAAAGGCCAAGACCGGTGAGGACGGCTTCCACGATCCCATCTACGAAGAAAGCCCCGTCACCGTGCACAATGTGCTGGTGGGGCAGCCTACTGCCGAGGAGATCACCACCGAATTGCAGCTGACCGGGCGGCGCATCGCCTATACGCTGGCTATCCCCAAGGGCGATACCCACAACTGGGACAACGTCCGGGTGGCGTTTTTCGGGCAGACCTTCCGCACCTGCGGCGGGGCTGTGCAGGGCATCGAAGCCATGATCCCGCTGCGCTGGAACAAGAAAGTGCAGGTGGAACGCTATGAGTAAGGTGACCATCAAGCTGAACCGCAAGGGCGTGCGGCAGCTGCTGCAAAGCCCGGAGATGGAGAACGCCCTGACCGGCATTGCCTTTGCGGCGCAGAACCGCCTTGGCGAGGGCTACAAGGCCAGCTACTACAAAGCCAGCACCCGCGTGGTGGCCAAGGTAAGCGCCGAAAGCCCCGCCGCCCGCAAGGAGAACGCCGACACCAACTCTATTCTGAAGGCGCTGAAGTGATATGATCGAAGAAATCATCCAGAACTATCTGCGTGAAAACGCTTTTCCCTGTTATCGGTCCGTGCCGGAGAAACCCTCCGGCAATTTTTGTGTGCTGGAAAAGACCGGCTCCGACTACGAGGACGGCATCTTTACCGCTACGCTGGCGGTACAGTCCTACGGCAGCAGCGACTATGCCGCTGCGCAGCTGAGCCACCGTGTGGTGCAGACCATGCTGGACGCGGACACCCTGCCGGAGATCGTCTCCTGCACACTGAACACCGACTACAATTTCCCGGACACCACCCGAAAGCTGCCCCGGTATCAGGCAGTTTTTGAGGTGGTGCATTACTGACGAAAGGAGCATTTTCTATGAATGCAAAAAATGTGACCGCAGCAAAGCCCAAGGTCGGCGGTGCCGTCTGGCGCGCACCTCTGGGCACTACCCTGCCCAAGGACGCAAAGAGCGATCTGGACCCGGCGTTCAAGGGTCTGGGCTATATTTCCAACAGCGGCGCGGTAAACTCCAACTCCCCTTCCAGCGAGAGCACCTCTGCGTGGGGCGGCGACACCGTGCTGGACGCCATGGGCGAAAAGCCGGACAACTGGAAGTTTACCCTGATCGAGGCCTTGGACCCTGAAGTGCTCAAGGCGGTGTATGGCGACGACAACGTCACTGGCACGCTGGAGACCGGCATTACTGTAAAGGCCAATTCTATCGAGCGCCCGCCCTGCGCATGGGTCATCGATATGGTGATGAAGAACAAGGTCAAGAAGCGCGTGGTTCTCCCCTGCGCAGGCGTGATCTCTGTGGGCGATATCACCTACGCCGACAAGTCCCCTGTCGGCTACGAGACCACCCTTTCTGCCGTGCCGGATACGGACGGCAACACCCACTACGAGTACATGGGCGGCACTGATGCCGCCCATATCGCCGATGAGCACAGCAAGGAGGTAACCGCATGATCACTGCAAAGACCGAATCTGGCTTTTCCATCGAGCTGGAAGAGAACGCGCTGGACAACATGGAGGTGCTGGACGCACTGTCCGATCTGGATGAGGGCAACCCGCTGGCCATGTCCCGGCTGGTCGTAAAGCTGCTGGGCAAGGACGGCAAAAAGCGCCTGTACGACCATCTGCGTACCGAGGACGGCCGCGTGCCTGCGTCCGCCGTTGAGAGCGCCATCATGGAGCTGTTCCAGTCCATCAACGACGGAAAAAACTCTGCATCCTCGCCGAACTGATCGCAACGGACGAGGACGCACTGATCTGCGATTTTGCACAGTACTACAACGTGCTGAGCTGGCGCAGCCTACCGGTGCGGCTGGCAGCCACTCTGGCTGCCGGTCTGCCGCCGGATAGCCGTAGCGCGCGTAAAGTCTCCGGGCAGCGCGCCTCTGCTGACGAGCTGATGCAGGCATCCATTGCCGACAGCCTAAACCGTCTGGAATGGCGGATCTGCGGATGTCCGGGCAGAGCACCCATGTCCTTTGTGATGCAGCTGCTTGGGCAGGACGCTGACCCCAACAGCGCTTCGGACGTACAGAGTTTTGACACCCCGGAGGAATTTGAGGCGGCGATGCGCGCCGCAGAAGAAGGTGAATCAGATGACAAACGGCATTGAACTTGCAAAGGCTTATGTCCAGATCGTGCCCTCTGCCGAGGGCATTCAGGGCAGCATCTCCCGTGCTATGGGCGGCGAGGCTTCCTCTGCCGGTGAAAGCGTCGGCACGCTGCTGGGCACAAAGCTGGTGGGCACCCTGAAAAAGGTGATCGCTGCTGCGGGCATCGGCAAGGTGATCTCGGATTCCCTGAACCTTGGCGGCGCATTGCAGCAGTCTATCGGCGGCATCGAAACGCTGTTCGGTGCAGGCGGACGCAGCATAGAAGAATACGCCCAGTCTGTGGGCAAATCAGTGGATGCCGTCAAGGGCGAATATGCTGCTCTGATGCAGTCCCAGCAGACCGTTTTTGACAACGCTGCACAGGCGTACCGGACGGTAGGTTTGTCCGCCAACGACTACATGGAGCAGACCACCAGCTTTGCCGCCAGTCTGCTGTCCAGCGTGAGCAAGGACACCAACGCCGCTGCACAGCTGGCGAACATGGCCATGGTGGACATGGCGGACAACGCCAACAAAATGGGCACTGACATGGCATCCATCCAGAACGCCTATCAGGGCTTTGCCAAGCAGAACTATACGATAAATCGAATGTCTGCTGCATAAGCGATTATGCAGTATGCGTGTGTGAACTCTACCAGAGGTGTGAGGTTAAAACAGCAGCAGGAAATGGCTGCTTGAGATAGCCTTGCTAACAGGGGAACTCTAAACCGTGCGGCTTTCACGGCATGACAATCCTGTGCAAAGTCTATTGCTAATTTCACTTGTAAAACATATGAAATTGTGATAATATCGGCAATAGAACTGTTTAACGACTATCGGTTCGTCACCGAGTACAGCGTCTATTGGTACGGCGTTGGAAGTGCACACCAACTTTTTCAGGAGAGAGCCATGGAGATTTGGAAGCCAATCAAAGATCTGCCCGGATATTCCGTCAGTAATGAGGGCCGCGTCCGAAAAGACAGTACCGGTCAAATTATGGTACTAAGCAAAAACGGCGGATATTGCCGTATTACAATTTCAAAGCACGTTCATCGTCTGGTTGCAGAGGCATTTCTGGATGAGCCAGAAAACGGTAAACAATGCTGGGTAGATCATATTGATGGGAACCGCTCGAACAATCACGTTGAAAATTTACGATGGGTTACACCGTCAGAAAATGCCCTTTCCTTTGGATATCATTCCAGGATCAAGAACAAGAAACGTGCCGTTCGAGCAACACATCTCGATGGAACAACAATCCTTTTTGAATCACGTCAGGCTGCCGCGGAATACTTCGGATGCAACGATAGCGAGATTTTATACAATCACCGCTATTTAAAGCATTCATCTGTTAAACGAAGCAATCCAAACGCCCATGATAAAAAAGGCTGGATTTTTGAAAAAGTTGAAGATATAGTCTAATCCCTGAAAGCCATGTGCAAAACGCACGTGGCTTTTTTAATACCGGGAAACCGGGGGTAACAAATGGCTCGACAACCTCAAGCTCGGCTACGGCGGCACGCAGGCAGAGATGCAGCGGCTGCTGACCGATGCGGAAAAGCTCTCCGGTGTGCATTACGAGCTGGGCAATCTGGCCGATATGTACAGCGCCATCCACGTTATCCAGACCGATCTGGACATCACCGGCACCACGGCAAAGGAAGCCGCCACCACCCTGACCGGCAGCTTTGCAGCCATGAAGGCGGCGGCGCAGAACGTGCTGGGAGACTGGAGCACCGGTGCAGACCTGACCGCGCCCATGCAGGCGCTGGCAGATACCGCCCGCACCTTTTTGCAGGGCAACCTGCTGCCCATGATCGGCAACGTGCTGGCGGGCATCCCGCAGCTGGTGTACGGTCTTGTACCGGAGGTGCTCCAGACCGGCACGGAGCTGGTCAGCAGTCTGGCGGCGGGCTTTGCGCAGGGCATCCCGGCGTTTCTTTCCACTGCCCTGCCGCAGCTACTCTCGTTTACCGAGGAACTGCGCGCCAACGCGGGGCAGTTTGTGGATGCAGGTCTTAACTGCATTACCCAGCTGCTCAACGGCCTGATCGCCGGTCTGCCGCAGCTGATCGCCTATGTGCCGGATATCATCATCAATATTGCGGGCATCATCAACGACAATATGCCCAAGATCCTTGCGCAGGGTGTTTCCATCATCGTGCAGCTGATCGCGGGCATTATACAGGCCGTGCCTTCCCTGCTGGCCAACTGGAAGAAGATCCTGCAGGCGGTGCTGTCGGTGATCTCTGCCATCAACTGGCTGAACATCGGCAAAAACATCCTCACCAGCGTGGCGAACGGCGTAAAGAGCATGGGCTCCAGTATGCTGACCGCCTTCAAGGGCGGCTTTTCCAGCGCACTGAGCTGGATCAAGAGCCTGCCCGCGCAGGCGGTGAAGTGGGGCAAAAACCTGATACAGGGCTTTATCAAGGGTTTGACCGGCAAGGGCAATGTGGTGAGCAATGCCGCCACCGCTGTCACTGCCGGTATTTCTTTGGCCGAGATCTCCAGCGGCAAGCAGGACAATTGGGCTGCCAGCTGGGCAAGTTCCAACACAAGCCTTGGCGGCAGCGCCCAGACTATGGCGGAGATCGCAATTCCGGCCTATACCAAGTCCGGGGATGCTGCCGCAGCGGCGGCATCCAAGACCGCCACGGCGGCCTCTGTGGTCAGCTCCTACGCCGACACTGTCACCGAGGTGCTGGGCAAGGTCACCCGCACTACCCAGACCACCGACGAGGTGCTCTCCAACGGCCAGAAGCAGCAGAAACAAACCATCACCGAGACCAGCCGTCAGCTGGTGAACGGCGTGCTGAAGGATATCAAGACTGTTACCACCATCGGCGCAAACGGCAAAAAGACCGTGCAGCAGACCATGGAAACGGTGCGGGAGCTTGCCTCCTCTGTCACCTCCACGAGCGAGGCGCTGGTGGATGGCATCCGCACCGCCACCCAGACCGTGACCGAGACCCTGACCGACGGCACCGAGAGTCAGAAGCAGACCATCACCAAGACCTACACTGCCATCATCGACGGAGCACTGCGCACGGTGAAGGAGGTAAAGACCATCGCCGCCGACGGCACCGAGCAGGTGGCAAAAACGCTGGAGGAAGCTTCCTCCAAGAACTTCTCCGGCCTTGTGCAGGGCTGGAAGAAGGAAGCCGACAAGGGCGTGCTGGGCACCTTCAGCACGCTGGTCTCCGCCGCAAAAAGCAAGAACTGGAAGTCCATCGGGCAGTGGGTGCTGTCCACACTGTACAACGGCCTTGCACCGGAAAGCCAGAAGCTCATTGACGACTTCGGGCAGAACCTCATCCAGCGGCTGAACAAGGTACTGGGCGATAAGATCAGCGACATTTCGCAGAAGGCGTGGGATATCGGCAGCAGCATCGCGGACGGTATTGCCAAGGGTCTGGGCAATGCACTGGGCAAGGACGGCGGGGTACAGGATATCCTGAACGGCCTTAATATCAACGTTTCCGACGTTGGCAGCAAGATCATGAGCATGCTGGGCACCATGGGTACGAGCATGGGCAACTTTGCCGTCAACGCGGGCACCAAAATCGCAGGCCTTGCCGGGAGCATGGGCAGTCTGGGCACGATCGCAGAGGGCGTAGGCGGGCTGATCGCAAAGGTTGGCAGCCTGATCATCTCGAACCCGGAAGTTGCCGCCATCATCGCCATTGTGGCGGGTGTGGTGGCGCTGGGCGTTGCGCTGTTTGCAAAGTTCGGCAAGGGCAAGAGCAACGGCGGGCAGGCTGTGAGCCACTACGAAAGCCCCTTTGCCGGGCATGACGTGTACGACAGCCTGACCGAGTTCTCTACCCGGGCAGCCATGCAGCACCGCTACATGGAAAAGACCACCGGCACGGATGCACAGCTAAGCATTTTGCAACAGATCCGCGATATGCTGGACGAGCATCTGCCGGATATCGGCACCGGTCAGCTTGTCATGGACGGCGAGAAGGTGGCCGACATGCTCACACCGCGCCTTGCGACCAACATGGATGCCAGCATGGGCGTGTATACCCTGCGGGCAGAAAGGGGTGTTTAAATGGCGATCCACAGCGCAAGGCTTGGAAACTACGACACCCTTGCAACATGGGGACTGTACATGAAGGTGGGCAGCCCGAACATCGGCGAGCCTGAGCCGGACGAGACCCTTGTGCAGATACCCGGCTCTGACTCGTTGCTCAACCTTACCACCTCGCTGGACGGCAAGGTGCACTACAAAAAGCGCTCCATCACCATGGAACTGCTTTGCACCGCACCGAAAAAGCTGTGGAAGGTACTGCAAAGCCGCCTGCACAACGCCCTTGAAGGCAAGTGGCTGCAATGCGTGTTTGACGATGATCCATCGTGGTACTGGGAAGGGCTCTGGCACGTCAAGTTCGTGCCGGGGCGGCTTTCCGCTACGGTCACCATCACCGGCAGCTGCAACCCGTACAAGTATAACGTCTACGACGGCACGCAAGACATCCGGTGGGATGACATCAACTTTGAAACGGACATCCTGCTGGACTACCGCAGCATTGCGCTGCCAGCCAATACGCCGGTGGATGTGGTCATCTACGGCGCACCGCACACCGCGGCGGTCTATTTCCAGCGCGGCGAAAGCGTGGCAAATGTGTCGTTGCAGGTCAACAAGTCCTATGCGGGCAGCCTTGCCAAAACGACCGAGTGGCAGTATCTGGAGGGGCTGGATATCCCGGACGGAGAAACCGTCACCCTGACCTTTACCGCCACCGCAGCAAGCAGCATCACCATCAAGTATCTGGGGGCAAGCTTATGAGTTACAAGATCTATGCAGGCACGCAGGTCGATGTGGACAGCTGGCAAAATCGGGTCTGCATCTATGCGCCCGGCTCTGCGCTGGAGACCAAAAAGCTGATAAGCCCCACCCTTACCCGGGAGTTTAGCAAGGCCGGAAGTCTGGAATTTACCATCCCGCTGGGCAACGTGGCGCACAGCGCACTGCAAAAGCTGAAAACAGTGGTATCCGTGGAACAGGACGACAAAGAGATCTGGCAAGGCCGGGTCATGAATCACGAACAGGATTTTCTGCTGCGGCAGAAGGTGTGCTGTGAGGGCGAGCTTGCCTATCTCAACGACACCGATGTGCCGCCCTACACCGCCAAGGACGTGACCATCCGGCAGTTTCTGGATTTCCTCTGTAAGAATCACACCGGCCTGACTGACAGCTATAAAAGCTTCCGCATCGGAAACGTCACAGTGGAGGAGCAAAAGCGGTATGTGCCAGTAGCCGAAAAGTGCTATCTGAAGCTGGACTATGCAGCCGGAAGCCCGGATGCGGACGGAGACTACCGTCAAGATTGGGGGCTGTACGCCAAGAACGGCAACCGGCTTATCGAAAACTTCTCCACGGTATTTTCCGACTATGAGGACGTGCAGACCCCGCCGGAAAAGAGCTGGAAGCTGAACGAGATCAAGACCAGAAAAGACTATCTCATATGGCGCACGGGAGACAATGAGTTCACCCTGCGCAGAAATGCGGTCTCCAAAGGCAGCAGAACCTACGATGCAGAGCAGACCGTTGTAAATCCTTCCATCACCACGCCGATAGAGACCTATAAGTTTGACGCCACCATAAAGGTGACCAAAAAGGACACCGAATCCAAAACGTACAGCATCAAAACGGAAAAAGACGGCACGGTCAACGTGTACGTCAACGGGGAAAAGTCCGCAGACTACACCCCGCAGCTTGTGGAGGAGCTGCACGAGTTCGGCGACGGCAAGAACTACGGCAAAACGTGGGACATCCTGCAAAGCGAGCTTGTGGACGTGTACGGCGGCTATCTGGTAACCCGGCACGAAACGATTCCTTACCCATTGTTCCCCGGTCTGCACAAGAGAGCACGCTATCTGGACTATGTACAGGACGCGACCGAGCGCAACGTGCAGGGCATTACATTCGGCACGAACCTGCTGGACTTGGCCAGCTACGTCAAGGCAGAGGATATTGTCACCCGAGTAATCGCCATCGGCAAGAAAAAAAGCGGCTGGTTTTTGTGGGAGACCACCAACACCCTGACCGCCACATCCAACGATGAAACCGCCCAGAAACTGTATGGACTTATCACCCGGTATCTGGTGCTGGACGGCACGGCCAACACCCAGCAGTCCCTGCAGGACGAGGCCGACATGGAGCTTGGCAAGCACCTGCGCCTTGCAGACGGCATCACGGTGAAAGCCGTAGACCTGAAAGACGCAGGCGTGGACGTGGACAGAATCGCTTTCGGCAAGCTGACGCACATTATTTCCGCGCCCCATGGCATTGATGCGTGGATCAACTGCAACAAGCTCGTAGAGCCGCTGGATAAGCCCGCAAAGAAGGAGTTCACCTTCGGCAAAAAGTTTTCTAGCATATCCGACCTGCAGGCGCTCAGCGCCCGCAAAGCAACCACCGCGTATGACCTGAGCCGCACGCTCAAGGGGTACGCGGCAAGAAAGTGAGGTGACAGCCTTATGGATAAAACGTTCCCGGAAACCATCAAAGATATCCGTACTGCCGTGATGGCATCCGAGGTACGGGAAGGCATCGCCCAAGGCATGGAGTATGTGGAGCAGTTCGCAAACATCGCCACAACAAAGGCGAAAGAGGCTGCGGCCAGCGCAGCAGCTGCAGGAGGTGCGGTTCAGGGTGTAAGGAGTAACCTTGCATCGGAGATCTCCCGCGCGAAAGCCGCGGAAAAAGCCAATGCCGACAGCCTTGCATCCGAAAAGACCCGCGCGGAACAGGCAGAGCGGGAACTGCTGGCGATCCTGCGGCTTCTGGCGGCGGGCAATGACGCGGCCATGGCCGCCTATGACCGGTTGGCGGCATTGTGGGGCATCACGCAGCCGGAAAAGCCGGATCAGCCGACAGACACGGCTTTTGCCGTGCTGGGGCAGGCGGTCCTTGGAAAAATGATCTTAGGGAGGAACAAATGAGCTACGAAAAACAGAATTTTGTGGACGGCCAGACCCTGACG